AAGATCCAGATAAATGGGGACACCATCAGCATATAGCAGCAGAGTTTACAAAGATAGCTCAACACAAAAAAGGAAGGCTCATAGTAAATATGCCTCCTAGACATACTAAATCAGAATTTGCATCCATATACTTTCCTGCTTGGATGATAGGGAAAAACCCTAAAATGAAATTGATGCAGGTATCACACAACGCAGAATTATCTGCAAGGTTTGGTGCTAAGGTAAGAAATTTAATTGATAGTCCAGAGTATAAACAGATCTTTGGAGATGTTAAACTAAGAGAAGATAGTAAGGCTAAAGGACGTTGGGAGACAAATCATGGTGGCGAATACTTTGCAGCGGGGGTTGGCGGTTCTATTACTGGACGAGGGGCGGACTTACTTATTATCGATGATCCACATACTGAACAAGACTCACTATCCGATAGTGCGATGGAGAGGACCTATGATTGGTATTTATCTGGACCAAGACAGCGTTTACAACCGGGAGGCTCAATTGTTCTTGTAATGACAAGATGGGCTCAGGATGATTTAACTGGTAGATTAATAAAAGCAGAAACTGAACCTAAAGCAGACAAGTGGGAAAAAATTTCTTTTCCAGCTTTGATTGGTGAGGATGAAAATGTGCAACCTGTTTGGCCTGAATATTGGGATCTAGATGAACTGGAGAAAGTTAAAGCGTCTATATCAATTAGAAATTGGTCTGCACAATACATGCAAAATCCAACTTCAGAAGAAGGAGCCATTCTTAAAAGAGACTGGTGGGTCCCGTGGACCAAGGAACTTCCTACATTAAAACATGTTATACAATCATACGACACAGCTTTTAGTAAAAAAACGACAGCGGATTATTCTGCTATCACTACATGGGGAATATTCACGCCTCACGAATCTGGGCCTGATGCAATAATTTTAGTTGATGCTATAAAAGGTAAATACGATTTTCCAGAATTAAAAATGGTAGCCTTAGATCAATATAAATACTGGCAACCAGAAACAGTTATCATTGAAGCAAAAGCTAGTGGTCAAAGTTTATTACAAGAATTTAGAAAGATGGGTATTCCTGTTATGGATTACACACCAGGAAGAGGACAGGATAAGCATTCTAGAGTAAATGCCTGTGCTCCAATATTTGAATCTGGACAAGTTTATTATCCAAGAGATGAGCATTGGGCAGAAGAAGTTATAGAGGAATGTGCAGCATTCCCTCATGGAGAGCACGATGATTATGTAGACAGCACAACACAAGCTATGTTAAGATACCGGCAAGGTTCGTTTATAACTACTTATTCTGACGAGGATGAGGTACAGCGTTATAAGCAACGTAAATATATATATTATTAGGAGAACAGACATGTCAAAAAAATCAAGAAGACGAAACAGGATGTTAGCTGCTATGGTAGGATTAGCGGGTGCATCTAAATTAGGCTTGTTATCTAAGTCACCGATAGGAAAATCAGGTGTTTATGATACAGCCGCAAAAGCTAGAAAAGTAGGTATGAAGGCTAAACCTCTTCCTTTAGTGAGAGCAAAAGATGCAGCAACTAAACTAGCACCAGGTATAAATCCGAAATCTATTCGTGCAAGTGCAGATGGAACAATTAGAAAAGGCACGCAAGTGTTTAAAGACAAAGCAGCTTATGCTAAAGCGATGGCAGAGAAAAGAGCAGCAAAAACTCCATTGACGAGAGAAGGTATCAGTAAAAAAACGCCTGGTATCTTTGGTTTTAGATTTAAAGAACCTTTTTTAAGTAAAGGAAAAATGGTAAAAGCTCGTGGCGGTGGAATGGCTATGAGAATGAAACCTACAAAACTTTATTAATGGCTGAAATCGAAAAAGCAATTGTTGAGGAGAATGAAACTCCTGAGACAGAAGAAATCGATGTTGAATTAGAATCAGAAGATAATGATCAATCAACTGTTGAGCAAGCTGTATCGGAGACTGAGGTATTTTTTAAAAACCTTGCTGAAGACATGTCTGAAGAGGTTTTACAAAGAATGTCTAATAGATTGCTTGACGATTATAAGAAAGATAGAGTTTCAAGAAAAGATTGGGAAACCAGTTATACAAATAATTTAGATTTACTTGGATTAAATCAAAGAGAAATGACAAGACCGTTCAGAGGGTCTGCGAGTGTAACACATCCATTATTATCTGAAGCTGTAACTCAATTTCAAGCACAAGCCTATAAAGAATTACTTCCTTCTCAAGGACCCGTAAGAACAAGGGTTCTTGGTAAGGAGGATAATGAAAAAGTAAATCAGGCTCAGCGTGTACAAGACTTCATGAATTACATGATCACAGAAGAAATGGAGGAATATACTCCAGAGTTTGATCAATTATTATTTTATCTAGCTTTAGCAGGTTCAGCGTTTAAAAAAGTTTACTATGATGAAGTGATGCAAAGAGCTGTATCAAAGTTTATTCCTGCAGAAGATTTAGTTGTTCCATATTACGCTACCGATTTAATGGAATGTGAAAGAATTACTCACGTAATTAAAATGGGTGAGAATGAAATATTAAAAAAGCAGGAAGCAGGATTTTATAGAGATGTAGAGTTAAAACCAAGCTCTAAGGGTCCAACAGATATTGAAAAAAAATATCAAGAATTAGAAGGAATTACACCAACAGCTGACAAACAATATTCTTTTACAATACTCGAGATGCATGTCGACTGTAATTTAGAAGAGTTTGAAATGCAAAATCCAGAGAAACAAGTAAAGATTCCATACATCGTTACTATCGATGAAGGCTCAGGACAAATTTTATCTATATATCGTAACTACGATATGAATGATGAGACTAAAAAAAGGAAAGAATACTTTGTGCATTTTAAATTTTTACCAGGATTAGGTTTTTATGGGTTCGGTTTAACTCATATGATAGGTGGATTAAGTAGATCTGCTACTCAATCATTAAGACAATTACTAGATGCAGGGACATTATCCAACTTACCAGCTGGATTTAAGTCTAGAGGTATAAGGATTCGTGATGATGATCAGCCTTTTCAACCTGGAGAGTTTAGAGATGTAGATGCACCGGGTGGAAATATCAAAGATCAGTTTCAAATTTTACCATTTAAAGAGCCATCAGCTACATTATACCAATTAATGGGCTTTGTTGTACAGGCTGGACAGAAATTTGCAGCCATAACTAACATGGATACGGGTAATGACATGCAAAATAGAGCTGTTGGTACTACTGTTTCGCTGTTAGAGCGAGGTTCGAGGGTCATGAGTGCTATACACAAGAGATGTTACTACTCAATGAGAAGAGAATTTAGACTTTTATCAAAAGTTTTTGCAACATATCTACCGCCAATCTACCCATATTCAGTTTATGGAGCAGATCAAGCTGTAAAACAGACAGATTTTGATGAAAGAGTGGATGTTATTCCAGTTGCAGACCCAAATATCATGAGTATGGCTCAAAGAGTCACCTTAGCCAATGAAAATTTAAAAATTGCTATGTCAAATCCTATGATGCACAACTTAAGAGAGGCATATCGAAGAGTTTATGAGGCATTAGGCACTCAAGATATAGATCAATTGCTTATTCCACAAGAAAGACCAGTACCAAAAGATCCTGCTACTGAAAATATGGAAGCAATTATGATGAAACCGTTAAGAGCTTTTCCAACTCAAGATCATATGGCTCATATAACTGCACATAGAGCATTTATGTCTACAAGAATGGTGCAAATAAACCCACAAGTTTATGCTGCACTACAATCGCATATATCAGAACATATTTCTATGTTAGCTCAAGGTGAAATTGGTGCAAAAATACAGGATGATCCTATGATGCAACAAATGTTACAAGCTGATCCTCAAGGTGCTGAGATACAAATAGCTTCTATGATAGCTAATAGGGTTGCAACTTTAACTTTAGAATTAGCTCAAAGCGAAAATATGGGTAAACAAGATCCATTAGTCATGTTAAAACAAAGAGAATTAGATTTAAAAGCTATGGATCTACAAAGAAAAGCGGATCAAGATATGATGTCTAATGAGATAAGAGAAAATGAAATAGATGAAAAATTAGATATAGAAAAAATGAAATTAGAAAATAATGAGGATCAAGCAGCTGAAAGAATTAGAATAGCTGATGAAAAATTAGAGATAGCAAGAAAGAAGGCTAAATAATGGCAGACCCAGTTAAAGGAACAGGTAAAAAACCAAAAGGTTCAGGTAGAAGATTATACACAGACGAAAATCCAAGAGATACTGTAAAAATAAAATTTGCTACACCAAGTGATGCTAGAGCTACAGTCAAAAAAGTTGTGAATGTAAACAAGCCATTTGCAAGAAAAATACAAATTTTAACTGTGATGGAACAACGTGCTAAGGTTATGAAAAAAAATGAAGTAGTAAAAATAGCAAAAGCAGGAAAAAATAAAATTAGAAAGATGTTTGGATAATGCCTCTTACAGCTAAAGGAAAGAAGTTAAAGAAAAAATTTAGAGAACAATACGGTGATAAAAAAGGTGACTCAATTTTTTATGCTATGGAAAATTCTGGTAAATTAAAAAAAGTATTAAAAGCTAAAGGTGGTAAAGATGCATCTCAGGCAGATTTTGGTGGTAGTGGTAAATCAGGAAATGGTAAAGGAAGAGACCCATCAAAACAGTATACAACTAAAACAAATTTATCTCCACAACAAAGAGAGACACTACAAAAACAACAAAAAATAGCGAGAGGAAGAATTAGTCCTTCAACAACAGCACTTGGTAAAACTATAACTTATGGTGCAGCTTTAACTTTAGGTGTTCCAACTGGATTTACTAGATCAATGATAGATAAGTCACCACTTGCTTTTGGTGTTCCAGGACTAAATACTAAAAAAGATAAAACACGTAGAGATAGAGACGATGGTCAAAGGATTCAAAAAACCATAACACCCATACAAGCAACTAAACCTGTAGATACAAGTTTAGTAAATGAAACAGATAATTTTTTTAAATTTAGAGCTTATAAAGTTGGTGGCTTATCAGGTGGAGTTAGTTATGGTCCACCACCAAAAAGAGGTCCTAATTCACAAGTGCCTCCAATAAAACTCAAAAAAGGAGGAAAAAGATAATGTGGTTATCAGCTATAAAACTGGCATTAAATGCTGGAAGTAAAATTTACGCAAACAGACAAAAAACTAAGATGGCAATGTCAGAGGCACAACTTCTGCATGCAGACCGTATGGCAAGAGGAGAAGAAGCTTACCAAGGTAAACTTTTAGAGGCCAGACAATCAGACTGGAAAGACGAGGCAGTTTTAATAATTCTCTCAACGCCCGTAGCTATTTTAGCTTGGGCAGTCGTATCAGATGATCCAACTGCAATGGACAAGGTAAAACTATTTTTTGAGATGTTTTCGCAGCTCCCGTCATGGTTTACAAACCTTTGGATCCTTGTCGTGGCGAGCATCTACGGTATTAAGGGCACTCAAATATTCAGAAATGGTAAAAAATAATGTGGAAATTTATTAAAAAATTAATAAACAAATTTATATTCACAAAAGAGCAAGAAAAAATTCAAAAAAGAATAGATTATTCTAAGATGAATTTGGGCGATTTGAAAAAACTTAAGGCTGCAGGTAAGATAAAAGACATATATCCACCCTATATTTAGTTATTGCAATTTATTTTTTTCCATATATAGATTCGTTATGGATCTTAAATTAGCCTTAATTCAAGCATTAGAGGATAAATATAACGCTCAGATTTCCAGTGCAGACGCTACAATAAAAATATACCTGACTAATTCAGTCGGAATTGGAGAGCATCCCCAACATTTAGAAGAAATGGATAAACTACTACAACAGATAGTAGATGCGGAAGAAAAAATAAAAGCATTACAACCTTTTAAATTATGATTGAAGGTGACAGTAAAGAGTATGAAATAATTAGAGAAGCGTGCCAATCTTTAAGAGGTGATGATTTTTTTACAGCTGAAATCGGTGTTAGACGAGGGTTAGGATCAAAATTAATTTTAGATGAATTAATTTTTAAAAAACACTGGCACATTGGAATCGATCCGTATGGTAATTTAAATTATCAACATTATGATAATAAAAAATCTACGACCGCTGATTACACTAATGATATGAAGCATCAATTAATTAAAGATTTAGATTATAAAAATTTTTCATTATTCCAAATGGAAGATGATGAATTTATGCAAAGGTTTGCTGACGGAGTCCCTATTTACAGAGATCGCAAAGAATTAAGAAATAAGTACGATTTAGTTCATTTTGATGGTCCACATAAAACTACTGATGTAGTTAAAGAATCAATTTTTTTTGCAGAGAGATCCCACTCAGGAACTGTTTTTATTTTTGATGATTATCCAAAATATGATATGCAATCAATATTAAATATAATAGTGAACCAATATGAATTTGGTTTACTTAAACAAGGAAAAAACAAAATATCATTAAAAAGAAATTAAATGTTTGATTTTCGGACAATAGAAGCAATCAAAACCACAATATTGAAACAAATAGATAGTGTTAAACAGCATATATGCTATGGGGTTGAAACTGAATCTCAATTAATGTATGCTAGGGGCAGACTCAGCGGATTAGAAACGCTGCTTCAGGATATTAAAAACCTGCATAAGGAGAATGACGATGGTACAATTGATAAAACCTAAACTTACAAATTTTGGAAAAGACCAAAAAAAAGAAGAAGAGGTTAAATCACAAATCCCAACAGATCCAAAAGGCATCAAAGAATATCTTGAAATCATACCTAATCCAGTCGGATACCGAATGCTTGTTAGACCTTGGTCTGGTAAAGCAAAAACAAAAGGTGGCTTATTAATAACAGATGAAACTCAAGATAAGATTCAAATGACTACTGTCGTTGGGTTAGTTGTTAAATTAGGAGACCTTTGTTATCAGGATAAAGATAAATTTCCGAATGGTGCATGGTGTAGAGAAGGAGAGTTTGTTATTTACGGCAGATACTCTGGATCAAGATTTCAAACTAAATACGGAGAACACCGTATTCTCAATGATGACGAAATAATAGGAACTATAGGAAAGCCAGAAGATATTCTCCATTTGTTTTAAAGGAGGATAAACATGGCAGAAGTAAAAGACTATAGTGCAGAAGCATTATTAGCCAAAGAAAAAGAAGTCGAACTCGATACTGATGACGTTAAAGAAGAAAATGTTGAAGTAAAAGAGGTCGAAAAAAAAGAAAAAGAACCCAACTTAAATGTTGGAGAAGTTGACCTAGGATATACAGGTCATGAAAAACCTTCTGATGAAAAAAAGGAACAACCTAAAATAGAGATAGCTGAAGAGGTTAAAGAAGAGGTTATCGAAGAAAAGAAAGTTGAACCTAAATCAGAAAAAGAAAAACCAAACCTACAAGACTCAAGAAGAGATTATCAAAAACGTATTGATAAACTTGTCTTTCAAAAGAAAGAAGCTGAAAGAAGAGAAAAAGCAGCTCTTGATTTTGCACAAGGTTTGCAAAAGAAATTTGACACTAATCTTAGAAAATTAAACACTACTGATGAACAGTATCTTAAGGAACTAGATGCTAGAGTAGATGCTCAAAGAGAACAGGTCAAAGTAGCTCTTCAACAAGCTATCGAAAAACAGGATGCCTCTAAAATGATGGAGGCGAATGATAAGTTAACTCAATTAGCTGTAGAGAAAGAAAAAGCTAGATTAGAGATAGCTAATCGAGAAGAAAAAAAGAAACTTGAAGAAGAAAATAAACAACAAAAAAACGTACAGGCTGATACCTCAAACAGCGGAAAATCAGAATCTATGCCACAAATTACTCCCAAGGCTAAGAAGTGGGCCGAGGAGAACTCATGGTTTGGAACTGATGAAGTCATGACTAATGCTGCGATTACTATTCATAACAATATTTCTCAAGAGGGTATTGAAGTAGATAGTGATGAGTATTATAATGAAGTTAATTCAAGACTAAGGAAATATTTTCCTGATAGTTTTGATGCTGCTAAAGACGAGCCAAAAAAAGAAACTACCAAACCCGTCCAAACGGTAGCTTCGGCTGGTCGTAGCCAACAAGGACGCAGAACTGTGAAACTCACAAAATCACAGGTAGCAATAGCTAAACGATTAAATGTGCCACTAGAGGAATACGCTAGATACGTGAAGGAGGATAAATAAATGAGTACAATTAAGAGAACTTCACGGGAGTCGGAAAACAAAGCTTCAAAAGAAGCTAAGAAAACCTGGACTCCACCATCCAGTTTGGATGCACCACCTGCACCGAACGGGTACGCACACAGATGGATACGTACAACCGTTCAAGGTTTTGAAGATACAGCTAATGTATCTAAAAAATTAAGGGAAGGATGGGAGTTTGTTAAAGTCGATCAAATTAAAGAAGAGATTGGCGAAAACAAATATCCTTTCTATACTGAAGGAAGATACGAGGGGTGTATTGGAATTGGAGGCCTTGTGCTGGCAAGGATACCAGAGGAGATATTAGTGTCCCGTGCTGAGTATTTTGATAAAATTACTCAAGACAGAATGAACGCTGTGGACAATGATCTTATGAAGGAACAGCACCCAGACATGCCTATCAATATTGATAGACAGTCTAAAGTGACCTTTGGTGGTAGTCGCAAAAAATAATTTTTTTGTTATTGCTGCTGGGTTATTAAAATAAACTGTTAAAGGAGAAAATAACTATGGCAAATCAACTAGAAAAGTTTGGTCTAAGACCTTACAGAAAACTAGACGGTACACCATTAGTAGGAGCTCAAAACAGATATAAGATAGCAAGTGGCAGTGCAACTGCTATTTTCCAAGGAGATTTAGTAAGACCATTAACAAATGGTACAGTAACTAGAGCTGCTGGAAACACATCTTATGCTGTTGTGGGTGTTTTTAACGGATGTTTTTATAATGATCCAACAAGTGGGAAGCCTACATTCAGAAACAGTTATCCGGGTGGAATCACACCTACGCAAGGCGATATTACAGCTTTCGTAGTAGATGACCCAGATGCTGTATTCTTAATGAATGCTGATGAGGCTTTTGCACAAGCGGATTTATTTAGAAACTATTCGCTTTCTACGGCAACCGGAAATACAACGACAGGAATATCTGAAGTAATGCTAGACGTAAGTGTTAGCGGAACTGCAGGTACTTTTGCAGTACAAGCAATTGATATATCGCAAGATCCAGAGAATGATGATCTTTCGACATCAAACGCTAATATTCTTGTTAGAATCAACAATCACTTCTACCGTCAAGGTGGAACAGGTCTATAATAGGAGAATAAGATTATGGCAATATCACGAGCACAACTAGTTAAAGAACTAGAGCCAGGTCTGAATGCACTATTCGGACTTGAGTATAACAGATACGAAAATCAACATGCGGAGATTTACGTAACTGAAACATCTGACAGAGCTTTTGAAGAAGAAGTAATGTTAAGTGGTTTCGCTTCTGCACCAACTAAA